CTGTTCCTGATAATGCATATTCTGTTCAGGCGTGTCAGGTTGTAGACCTGGAACCGAACAAAATATGCATTATCAGGAACAGCATAAGGCGTATTTGCGACCAGATTCTGGAAGCCGCTGAGGAATGTACCATCAAGCCCGTAGAACGCTCCTCCCCCAGAACCATATGTCGACACGAACCAGTCACCAGGAGTGACCATCATTTTCGGTGTTGCGAAATACCCCGCTGAAGACGTCAACCCACCGGTCTGATAAGAAACCCCCGTATCTGTCAGAGCCAGCTCACTGTTATAGAGATTCACCGACACTTTCTGCAGAGACAGCGCGACCGAACGCGCTACAGTAAGCGATTTTGTATCGACGTAAGTTGACGTCGGCGAACCAAACGACAGGTAGGATACAGGGAGTGCAGTGCCTTCAACCATCATCAGTGTGTTTTTTGTTGAAAGACCGTATACCTGAAACCGAACAAATGCCACACCCGCAGGCGTGGTAAATACGGTACCGTTAGCGATAGTTCCGTTTGAAACTTTCGCTTTATTGGCATCAAAGAATACAGCAACGCCTGACGCAGCGTTCATGATGTATTGCTGCGATGGCTTGACGGGTATCCAGCCGGTAACAAAGTAGTTATTAGAGGCATAGGGTGTTCCGCTCGTCGCCAGCGCATAATTATCCAGCGCAACATCCTTGTTGAACATATTGCGTATTGCGGCCAGAGTACCGTCCGCAATTCCCCAGCTGATTGACTGGGTGATTGCCGTTGCCTCTGCAGTTGTCAGAGCGCCAAACCCCACATAGGATGACGGCAGAGAGGTTCCGCGAACAACCATCAGACTTTCTTTACCCGATAGCGGCGTGCTCTGGAAACGCAGGTAATAGGAACCAGTTGGAACGGTAAAGGTCGTTGTAGCAGAGACAGTGATATTTGACGTTTTGTTCAGGTCAGGATCATAGAAGCATAATACCTGCGTACCAGATGAGAGGATGTAACTCTCTCCGGGAAGGACCGGGATATAGTCAGTAACAAAATAGCTGGCATTTGCCGTCAGACTGCCGTTAGTCGAGAGCGCATATCCGTCGTTAGCCCGGTTTTTATCAAACAGGTTTCGTACCAGAGCGTTCGCACGTGAGCTAATATCAATTGCCTGCTCCAGGGCAGTTCGTTTGGCGGAGAAAGGGTCGACCAGACCGGCCCCAATGTAACCAGCAGGAAGAGAAGCACCTTTAATTAGCATCTGTCCGGATTTGCCAGTGCTCAGCGTCTGCGAGAACCGGATATAACGAGTCCTGGCTGGCGTGGTAAAAACGGTTCCGGCAGTGGCGCCTGCAACATAGGAAATGAAATTGCCCTGTAAATCATAAAATGCCAGTTGTGACACATTCACAGCGAAAACATACTGCGTACCGTCGAGTGCGGGTATCATGTCACTCACAAAGTACGCCGCATTTGCGACCAGCGAGCCGGTAGAGCCAACCGCAAAACCATCCGTAGTCCGCTCTTTGTCGAAATAGTTAATGACCAGTGAGCCGCGCCCTACATCAGAATAAATCTGCCCAGTCACCGCACTGACAGAATCCAGATATGACTTAGACGGCATCTGCCGCCCGGTAGGCTGCAACGTCCCGCCGTTGTTGATTACCTCAACAGCCAGCGCGCTATCGTCCGGGCTGCGGTAATACGTCGTAGAGCCCTCCGGAATATTCGCGATATCCGCCTGCGCCGCAGCCAGCGTCGCATACTGGCGGCTGAGAGGAATCAGATTCTGTCGTGTCTCCTCTGTAAGGGCTTCATTCTTCGCCATCATCTGGCGCCAGGTATCGAGCGGTTCACCGCCGCGGTCGTCAACCGTTCCTGCCGGACCGTTAACCAGTTCGTCAGCGCGCTTAACGTTGTCCATGAATATTTCCGGCGTCGTCGTGCCCAGTGGCGGGTTAAGTTCGGCCATGTTTTTTGCTCCAAAAAAAGGCGTTCGCCCAAACGAGGGTTTGAGCGAAAGAAAAGTTGAAAGGGATTTTTTGGTATTAAGCGACGTCGCCGGGGTATGTGGCGTCGTCGTAGTCATAAAATTCAGCACGGTATTGCCGGGCCGTTATCTCGCAGGTTCCATCGTCCTGTGGCACTATCTCGGACACAATGGCGTGATACAGGTCGCTCTCAGAACTACAGAAAATCAACCGGGGGGGTTCAATTATCGGATCATCCAGCAGGATATCGGCGAACTCAGATTGATACGGGACGGATACCTGATAGTTGTCGCCTGTGGGTGATGCTTCAAACAGCCGTGATGCTTTTCCATCCTGATAACGCAGATAGACGCGTGGATTTGCAAAAGTCCAGTCCAGCGGCTCCGACACATCGAATGTGGTCACCCCACCAGCAGTAGTCATCGACTCAATCAAACACGAAATGGTGTTGCTGCCAGGGATATCATCGGTCAACACAATACGATCCCCGACGTTGTAACAGAGCGCGTCCAGTTCCGTCGTCGTTTTATGCGTCATGCGCTGCAGCTGGTATTTTCTGAGTCGGCGCATACCAATCTGGTATGCGTGATCAGGATTGCCTACACCATCAGCCCGGTATGCCTCTATTTTCAACGGCGTTGGGTTGCCAGGCAGACGGCATTGCACCGTCTCTTCTGCCCAGGTCGAGCCGTTGATATAGGTTACGTCAACACCATCGTAATCGTCGTCAGTCACCGTGACGAAATCGGTCTGCATCTCGGATACCATCTCGTGAGGGGTGATAGCCCCGGTCCAGGGTTTAACACCTTCACGACCCACTGATGCAACAGACTGGGTATTTAGCAGAAAATAACTTTTTCCGGCTGCAGCGATTTTCTGAAGCATTTCCAGCGCAGAAATACTGTCACCCGTGGCAAAATCGAAATACTCGCCGTTCGGGGTCCAGTAAGTCTGCTCCAGGGCATCTATTGCCTCAGTATCCATTTCCATACCAAGAGAACGGCCGACGTGATAAAGCGCACCAGAGATACTACGGGCTACGCCAGAGTCATAAATGCGCGTGGCCACAACGTTTACGCGCCGGTCAGACTGAGCCGCCAATTTGCCCCCCGTCTCAACCGTAACCCCCATCAGGGTGACGCCAGCATAGGATGATGGCCGAGCCAGTAGCCGGCCACGTAGCGCCTGCCAGTACATCGAGTCGCGTGCGTTGTTCGACCCCTGCTCGTTCAGACGCCTGCATCGAACCTCGACGAGACCAGGTGAAGCCAGATTGAATCGCTCCGTGAAGCCGAGGCCGTTAACGTTCTTCAGCGCATAGACGCCCTGCTTGCTCGTCCAGCCAGCACCCGATCCATACACGCGGTACTGAATTTCCCATTCACAATGGCGGATGCGTTTTTTGCCTTTGCTGTCGAACCCACAAATGCCAGACGGAAACGAGAAATTCACCTCGAAAGCGTCTACCACTTCATTTTCCGGGCAGACAAGGAAAGGTCCCATCCAGGTATTGTTGTCGCTGATCCCCGTAGCCTGGTAGTCAATCATCGTGCGAGGTGAGAAGCCGGACCAGGAAGGATCAACCACCCCATCGATCACACGCTGGACCGTTGCTGTAGTGCCGTCTGCATCAGCAATGCGATATTCGTTACCACGATGTGCGAGAGAAAGCCGCTGTGAACCTTCCGGGATTCCCGAGAAAGCAACTCCGGTTACACTGCCATACGCTAGGGTGACGCTTGCAGTAATTGCAGGACTACCACCACTCGAAGCTGTTCCGATAGTAAACTCAGGGTCATCGCCGAAAACTGATACAGGGAAAATTGAATCGATATCTCCGCCTTTCCACGGGCTGGAGATTTCCACGATCCGTACCACCCCGCCATCGTCATGGGCAATCAATCCAGACCCCGTCAGCCTGGAGTTAATTGCATCCAGCAACCCTGACATTGTGATGTAGTTATCCACAAGTTGAACAAAATAGTAGTGGCCCTGCCAGAACAGAGAGAAGTTTTCATTATTTACTGAAAAATCGTACGTGGTTGGTGCAGCATTTCCTCGCACCGCTGAAGCGATTCCCCCGACACCAGGCACCGCATCCTGTTTTGGGGTATAGGTGGCAATGAATAGATCATACTGTGCGCCGTTAATTTCTAGCGTGACCGGCATTCCTGGGCTCGGGTTAATCTCCGCGATAAGATCATTTGTCAGTACGCTATAACCCGTTGCCGTCGATACCTGGAAATTAGCAGGCGCGACAATTGTCACCAGCGCGCCAGTAACCCAGGATTCTGGCAGCGAGTTCCCCTCATCATCGTCAACGCTGGAATCGACCAACCCCGAAAACGTTACGGAAGGCCCTGAAACCGTCATGCTGTCGGCAGTGATATCGGTAGAATCTGGCGACGTCTGGGCCATATCAAGACCGCTGCCGCTGGAAGTACCACCGACCTCTGTCGAGTTGAACCAGTTTTCACTACGCCGATCACCTGAGACATCCGCGCCAGGCGCATAAACGTTGTGACTAAACGAATCCCCTAACGCCAAAATTGGCGTTGAGCCCACCCGAATATCTCCATTCGTAAATGCAAAATTTCCTTTACCCAGGCAAACCATCATTTCGACCGTCATTAGCGTCGGATCATCTGGATTAAACCGGGTCACGGGTTGCACAACATAATCGGGATAAATACGGCAGCGGCCAAACACCTCACGAATGGGATCGCCCAGCTTAGCCTGGTTCGCTTTAGCCGGGTTTAAATCCAGCCCTAAACCATTTGAGGACGAGTACCCGCCTTTATCCATGTTCGACATGGTGATCAGCACATAAACAGCAGAGGCTGCAGCAATAGCCGCTGCCGCCCATGCCGCGATTGTCGTCGCCGTCACACCCTCCCCCGGGATCGGGTAGGCTTTTACGTCGCTCTCAGCCCTGATAAAACATAAAGGCCATTCTGCCGGCGGGACCGGTTTACCGTTAACCTCGAAGGCGACACGCTGCGCCATCTCGTTACGGTAGTTATCGACGTGCTGCAGCATCCAGTCGTGAAGGGTCGTATCCCGGTGCTCGTACGTTTCCAGCGGTTCACCAGGCAGACGCGAAGGGTATAATCGAATAGTCACTGGTAATACTCCACTTTCAGAAACTGACGCTCAAAACGCGCCAGGGGGAGAATGGTTACGTTGCGCCGGGG